TTCTGCTCGGTGGTGCGGGCGTACTGTGCCGCGATGATCTCAAGCTGTCGTATCTCCTCCTGGGTGTTGATCTCCCCCATGCGCTTCTTGCGCTCCAGGAATTTGAGCTGCTCGTCCAGCTCCTTTTGCCAGGCGTCCACCTGGGCCTTGTAGGCGGCCTCGGCGGCGCGGCGGGCTTCCTCGCCGGCGTCTTTTTTCTTACCGCCGCCGCCTTTGCGCTGGGCGCTGCTGACACCCATCTCTTCAAGCAGCTTCGCGACGCCTTCGCCAACATTACCAAGCGCGATTAGCTCGCGGATGGCGTCGGCGGTGTCTACCGTGATCTCGCCGCTCGTGCTCATCAGCGGAAGCAGCGCGAGGATGCGGTTTCCGAGGTCGTCTACATCGGTCTGCGCGCTATCCAATTCGTTCGCCCAGTTCTCTACATACCTTGCGGCGCCCTCGATGGTCTTCCCGGAATACCCAGCCTGCTGTGCCAATGCCAGCAGCTCGCCAGTCAGCGCCCCCGTGGACGTCTTGGTCGCTTTCAGTGCAGTGTTGAGCTTGTCCATGGCTGGGCTTTGGTCCAGCGCTTTTGATACCAGCGCGCCCTTGCTCTGGAAGTCCGATAGTAGCGACGCCAGCTCCTGTTTTGCCGGAGAGGCATCGAGTGCCAAACCCTCCAAAAAGGCCTGTGATATTTCAAGCGCGCTTATTCTTGTTTCCTCCGCCGTAATAGCCGCCTCATCACGCAGGGCGCTAAAGTAAGGGACGGCCCTCAAATCCGCGAGCTTTTCCTGGCTTGTCTCCAGCTCCGTGTTGATATAACCAAGGGCCGCGGCTACACCTTCCACGCTCCCCAGGTCAAACAAGTCGGCCAGATTGATTCTCTCGCCTTCCGGTGGGACGAGGCCAAGCTTTTCGGCAAAAAAGTACCCGCCGCCTGTGGGCGGGAGGGAAGGACCGAATACTTCTGGCTCCGTCACTTCAATCTTAGGCGTCACCAGGATCGGAGCCAACATGTTGAGTTGCTCCCGGATTTGCGGCTCTGCAGCTCGCAGCACCTCATCTAGGCCTGTCAAATCATTGCCCCAAGCAAGCCGAATCTTCCCAAGCGCACCCAAGTCGCCGGTGCGTGCAAGCGCCTGCCGGATGTTCAAAAGCTCACGGTCCGCTTCGAGTATCTGGAGGGTGTATGCAAGCCACTCTTCCTGGTTATCCGTATCGTGCAAATTCACATACAACCCAGCCCTGCGCGCCTCTGTTTGCTCTTCAAGAATTCTAAGCAGCGCCAGCGCGTTTTCCTCTTCCCTGGTGGCCAAGGCCATACGCTCGTCGATCTGCGCCCTGGTGGCCTCTAGGTTGCGGGCAGCCCCGTCGCCATACTGCTGGTTGATGCGCTTTACGGCAGCCTCGTATGCCTCCGAGCCTTTCATACGCTCGTCATTGAGCGCCTGCCAGGCCTTGAGGTCTTCAGCCAGTGCGTCGCGCGAGTCAAGCGCAGCATTTAGGCTGCGGGTTGCCCCCTGCACACCCCTTTCAAACCCTTCACGCCACTCTTCTCCCGCATCTTCCCCTGCCCTTCTCACCTTACCGCCGATGCCCTCCGCTGCGTCGCTGACAGCATCAAATCCATTGATAACGTCGCTCAACGCGGAATCAAACAGTTCCCATACATCCCCTGCCTCGATAACGCCTTCCGTCATTTTGGCAAGCGCATCCCGGCTCTCCCTTGGAATTCCTGCAAAGAATTCGTTTATGCGCGCCTCACGCTGCTCGTTGAAAAGCGCGTCCGTTGGGTCAAGTTGCGCAAGGTCGGACTGCAGCTGCTTAAGCGCGTCCGTCAAATCGAGATCGGAAAGCATAGCTGTAAATTTGTCCACAAAAGCGTTCGTCGTAGCCGCATCTGGATCGGCCTCCGCTACTGCGCGATACATCTCTTCAACAACAGACAGCATCGCGTCGCTCATCTCGGGGGCTTTTTGTTGGATTGAAGCTGTGACCTTATCGATTGCTGCTTCCGTATGCGTCTGCATCTTCATTAGCTCTGCGGCCAGCTTCTCTCCTGCAATTTCCAGCTCTTCTTCATATGTCCCAAGAAGATTGCGCAAGCCCTCTACATTGGCCTGCTCGAACGGATCTGTTCCAATTTCCGAAAGCCGCTCGTTTATTCGCGTAACTTCGGATTCAATTTCGGCGCGATCACTTTTTAACTGGTTAATCAGCGCAAAGTCTGGCTTTAATAAAGCCATCCTGTACGTTGCATCCTGCTCCATTGCAGCAAGATTATCCTGCCGCCGCAACTCAATGAGCTCTCGCAGGGCCGTGCTCACCGATTCAAATCCGAGTTTTTGCCCGTCCAGGCCTTCGGTGGATATGCCGTACTGCTCGCTGAGTTCCCTCTCAATATCGGCAAGCCGCCGCTTTTCAGCTATGGTCTTGTCGGTCTTACGGCTCAAGGTGTCGTACTCGGCCGCAAGTTCCTTTATTTGGCTCAAGCCCTCCTGCTGTGCGGCTATGGCGCTCCTCCGCTCCTCCGCCGCCTCGCGCTCAGCTCCAGCTGCAGCCCTGGCGGCATTGGCATGCGATGTATACAGGGCGGTAGCAACACCGACCAGGGCCCCCAGGGCCGCCAGCCACGGAAGGGCCGCCTTGGTCGCAATGCCAAAGATCATCACGTCACCCGTCAACATCTTCATCGCGGCGCTGACGGCCGTCAATCCCTTGGATGCGCCCACGATCAGCAGGAGGGCTCCTGCGCCACTCGTCAGCCCCGCCACCACGGCAGGATTCGCTTGCACGTAATCCCGCAAACCGCCCAAGAAGATCCCCCACACATCATTGACAAGGTTCACCGCCGGGGCCAGCGAATCACCAAACGCAACGCTCAGCTCTTTCGCCGTCTCCGACGTGTCCGAAAATTCTTTCCGCAGCTGCTCGTTCATGCCGCCTACTGAGGCTCCGATAACCTCGGCCAGCACCGCCGCCCGCTCCATCTCGGTTCCGGTTTTGAGGATGCTTTCCTGCACCTCGTCAAAGGAGTAGCCATACCGAGACAGTGCGCTCGTTTGGCCTTCCATAACCTTGCCCAGCATGGTGGCGATGCCCGCTACAGATTCAGCGGATGCGCCCACACCCAACTGCTGTGCAGACATGTCGTTTAACACAGGTAGCAGCACCTTGAGCGATTCGCTCATGTTTAGGTAGGTAGCGAGCTCCTGGGCGCCCGCCGTCTGCGCCTCTCGGGACACAATGCCGAGCTGGCGCTGCGCTGCAATCACCTGCCGGATGCTGTCAACCTCGGCCTTGCGCGCGCCCATGGTGTTCTTCATCACCTGTTCAAGCCGCAGCTCCTGCAGGATTTGATCTTGGCGGGCGTCATAGCCAGAGCGCACCGTGCTTACCAGCGTCGAAAAACCCTTAACGGCAGCAGCGGCCATGGCCGCGTTGGACAGCGCCATCTTTTGAGTTGTCGCTTCATAATCGCGCGCTTTCGCCGCTACGGCTTCGTAGGCCAGCGCAGCAGCGTCAAAGGCGGCTTTCTTGTCCGCTGCTGCCTGTTGCGCTGTGGCAGCGGTTGCCTCCAGAGCGGCTTTCTCTTCGCCGGATGCAGCCTTTGCACGGTTCGCAGCCCGGTCAGCGTCGGCAGCGGCCATCTGATAGGAGATGCGGGCGGCCTGCACAGCGTTCCGAAGCGACAGCTCCGTCTTGTTGGTGGTAAGGTCCAATCCCTCAAGCGACCGCTGCGCCGCCTCTATGCCAGCCTCAAGCCCCTCCGCACCTACCTGGAAGGTAGCAACCAACCGCGCAACCTCAAACTCCTGCAAACTCTCGCCCCCTATCCGCCCGCGCCCAAGAACTCAAGCGCGCCAACATGCTCTTCTTCAACCTCATCATCCGTTCCATGGATTGCGGAATACTCCCCGAAGATGTGCTCCAACTCGTCCGGGTAATAATCCTCCAGCAGCTCCCGCTTGCCTATGCCGATACTGAGCGCTTGCGAAACCAAGCGCTGAAGCCAGTATTCGGTTTCTGGGAGCTTCCGGCCGCCGCCCGAATGCTTCCGAACAGTTTCCGAGCGGCGTCGATAAAATCCTCGATGTTGTTCACCTCGACCCAGGCGTTAAGCATCTCAACAGCGCCGTCAAGGCCAATGCCTGGGTCGTCCAGCATGATTTGCTCGTCAATGCCAACAAGCTTGGCAATAAACGCAACAACGTGCGTCGGAGCCGCCAGCAGGGCGTTGCCGATCATCGCTTGCAGCGTCGCTGCATCCAGCTCCTTTAGCTCGCCCAGGATGCCGCCCAGGTCCTTTCCCGGGAAGCATACTGTCAGCAGGTCGCCAGGCAGGGCTTGCAGCGCTTCAACGGCCTGCAGGTATCCGCCCAGGGGCAGGCGCTTGATTTCGTAGCCGCGAACCGTCTTGGATTTGGGAAGTGAAAGGGATGCTGTGTTTTTTGTGGACATTTGATTTGACCCTCCGCTTTTTAGTATTTGAAAAGCGCCGCCCTTTCGGGTGACGCTTTTGGGTATTGCTTCTGGCAAGCAATTGGCTTATAATATGGGCAGAGGGATGTCACTGCCCTTGGCGGGCAACTGGCCTCCGCGCAGTTGTCAAAACCGCTTGTAGGTTCCAGCTACAGGCGGTTTACTTGTGTCTCTTGTATAGCTTGTAGGCTGTTATCAAGAGGCTGATTCCAGTCAAAACAACCATGATAAGCTCATAGGTCGTCATTCTTTCATCACCTCCGCTTCTTTCGTCGCGAAGGCAGTAGCCCACCGTAGGTCATCCCTCTGCTTGCCAGCAGTATATCACACAGTCTTAATGCGTGCAATAATCTCTGAATCAAAAGCGCCACCACCCGGTGACGCTCTCGTGTCGGTCCTTCTTACTTCGCTTTCAGTAACACCAGCAGCTTTTCCCTGCCCCGCTCATTGTAGAAAAAACAGTCCACCTCCCCGCCGCTGAACCGGTTGTAGATGCGCTTGAACTTGCCGTACGGGGCCGTTTTTAGGCCGTGCTTGTTCGCCATTACGCCCACCATCGCTGCCCGCACGCCCGCCGCGCCCGCGATCTCGGTTGCCGTGTAGTGGGGTTCGCTTTTTTCCGGCGCGGGTTTGGGTGGCGTGTAGGGCGCAGTGGGTATCGGCGGCATGGGCGGCGGCTCCGGCAGGGTCATTTGTTCCAGCCGTGGGTTCGCAAGGATCCCATCCGGGATGCGTCGGCCCGTGCACACCTGGGCGGCTTCCACGGTCAGGATTTCCACCAGGTTGTTGCTCAGGCGTTTATCTGCCGCCATGCGTACCAGTAGGGCGGCGTTGCGGGTGCGGGCGTTCATTAGGAGGGCTTCGGCGCGCATATGTTTGGGGTCGGTGTTCAACACCGATGCCTGTTGCTCTGGTAGTTGACCGTTGGTTCGCATCGCCAGAGGGATTACTTCGTCGAACACCCACTTTTCAAATCGCTCTGCTTTCGCCTTAATCAGTGGGTTTTGGCTCTGGTCGGCAGCTCCTACAATGAGGCGGAGAACGTCGCTTTCAGGGATAAAGATCTTCTCAATTTGCTTGCTAGGGCTTTGTGGATGGGGTACTCCCCGTTTCAGGGAGTACCGGCAATGTCTCGCAATTGCGTTCTGTGGCTTCACATACCCCAGCATCCTCGCGCATTCGGTCGCTGCAACATGTGGCGCCTCATTCACGAGCACCACCTCAAGCTGCCCAAACTCCGGACTCTTGAAAATTGCAAGCTCGTTCATGCGGGCACCTCCTTGAGCGCTTGCTGCGCGCACACAATTTCGATGTTGCGTATAGTTGCGGCGTACTGAAAGCCGTGGAGGTAGAAATACGTGAGCATGTAGCCGCCGGCAGACCACGCGTTGAGATACCGGCCAGGCTCCTTACTGGCATGCGCCACGCGCTTCACCTCCGCCACTGCGTCCTTGCCGAACAGCTCCTCCACGCGAAAGTCCGGCACGGCGTTCTGTTGTCCGAACAAAATGGCTTCCCGGTCAAACAGTTCCCTTATTTGCTCTTTGCTCATCGTGGTCACGCCGCATCACCGCCCCTCAGCACGTCCACCGTGGCGGTGGGCGCCTCCAGCACCTCCGCCTTCCGCTTCCTGCGCGCCCGCTCCTGGTGGACACCCTGCCGGATGCCCAGGACGTAGGCCTCGGCGGCGAAAAAGACGGGCGATGCAATCGCTTGCTGGTGCTCAGCTGCCAAGAACTCTTTGAGTGCGCAACCGCACTCCATGAACTCGCTGAGCAGCACACCCTTCATCAGTTTGTCGTGCGGTATCGTTTCAAGTAAATGTTTCATCAAAAAACCTCCCCATTTCGATCGAAAGTGTTGACCAAAGCAGGCAGGTATGGTAGGATTTACGTACCTGCTTCGGTGGGTGACGTGAAGTCTAGCGAACTCTGACGGGGGCTGCTAGGCTTCTACTTTTTTGCCAAATACTCCAGGATTATCAGCCGTATCATGCTGCTGACGGTCTGCCCCTTTTCTTTTGCTTCATCTCTTAAGCGCTCAAGGTGTTCCGTCGTTAGAAACGTGCTGACTCTTTCCGTGTTTTCGACACGCTTCGGCGTCATGCATTCACCTCCTGCGCACATTATACGTACATGTAACGTGCTTGTCAAGAAGTTTTTCTTGCTCGCTTACTTCCAGCATGTTACAATTCAAATAACTTAAACACAAGGGAGGATTCTTGTATGCCACTTGTCATCATCGCCATCGTGGTTATAGCCGTTCTTTTTAACGTGTATGGGAAGCGCTCTGTTGCAAAAAGAGCTGATTCTGTGTCCGCTCACGTCATAGACAAGAGCTTTATCGGAATTACTGGCAGCGTAGTGTTTGAGACAAACGCTGGTAGGGTTGTTCTAAGGATGGATCGCACCAAGTACGACCAAATTGTCGTTGGAGATACCGGTACTCTGACATACCTGAAGGATGCTTTTGTTTCATTCACGCCAAATCGATCCACGGTAACTGATGCATCATAAGCGCTCCCTCATATTGTATTTCGCTCATCATGTTCGAAATGAGGAGCCAGGCGCATAGGATATAAAAGCACAATGGAGGCCGAAACCATGGATAGCAGCAGCGTCATCCTTCTTCTCGTCTTTCTCGGCGCGATCCTCTTCGGGTGCTATAAGTGGGACAAAAGCATTAAGGCCGCAGCGCAGAAAACGCAGCCACGTTCACCGTCAAGATCAAGAGCAACATCCTTTTCGCATCAGCAATATGAAAACGATTATCGAATTTACGATGAATCCTTTACTATTTGCAGCAATACGAAAAGCCTTGACACTCTTTTTTCTCGATACGATGTCGCGATGGACGCCCTTGCCCGAATCAAGAGCCGCAATGTCCCGAACTCAATCGACGCTGACGAGTTCGCTGCGATCTTAGAAAATTCCAGAAGCGCTTTAATTGGAAACTGCATCAATAGGTCGTATGATGATATACTTGAGAAGGCAAATGCCCTCAAAACGGAACGCGGACGACAAGCGAAAATCACAAAATTCTTCACCGATATTTTGGATAAGCACAGTTCCCAGCTAAACGATAATCATATCGAGCAGATTTACATGCTGGCGTCGGATAGCGGAATAACGCTATCTGCCAGCGATGCCAGCAGCAACGCCTAGGGGACAACATACCCCATCCTCCCATCGCACCAAAGCGGTCAGCCTCGGCGCTCCCCACATAGCTTTCATGTGTGTGAGTTCTCGCTTTGCCCGCTGATAAATGTCCTTATAGTAAGCATTCGCCAGCACCCCCGCCCCCCGACAACAAGCTGTAGCTCCCGCCCCTCCCGCCCGCGGGGCTTAGGCAATGGCGGGCGCTGGGAACACAATTATACAAAAGAAAGGATGCTTGCACGATGCAACGCAACACACAGCCATCAGCCAGGCCGCATGTCTTTCATTTTGACGTGCCGGTCAACGCCGCAACAACCAACGCGCTGCAAAACGTGATGCTGGAAGCGATCCAACTTGGGCAACCGTCAAGCCTAACCTTGCTTATCAATAGCACGGGCGGAAATTTGACCGCCGGTTTTGGGCTGTTCAACTTTTTGCGGTCGCTCCCGATGCCAGTAACTACCCACAATTTCGGCACTGTTGAATCTATTGCTGTCATTGTCTATCTTGCAGGCGAAGAGAGGAAAATTGTTCCCACCGGACGCTTCCTTTTGCATGGCTTAAACTGGGGCTTTGACTCCGGATCCATTGACCACGCCAGGATCTCGGAATTCGCCGCATCGCTCGATTCGCACTCCGCTACTTATCAACAGATCTTCAACGAGCGAACACAGAGCGCTGATGCTCCTGTCGATATCTTGGAGTGTCTCAGCGGAAAGGCGCGAATAGTCGATGCCTCCTCTTCCGTAAAAGCTGGAATAGCAACAGCAATCGCGCCTCCCGAAGCTGCCGTCCCCGCCGATTCGGTTCATTGGTGGATATCCTTCCAAAAATAACCCCCCTTTGGGTCACATACTACCACACCCCCAGCGCTCATTTGCGCTCAACCGCACGCGCCCCGCCGAGCACCCGCCCGGCGGGGCTTTCCCTCCCTTTCCTACGCCGGGAAGCTCTCGCCGTCCTTCATGAACGCATCGCACGCCTCCTGGTTGTCGCCCTCAGCCGAGGCGCGCATGATGGCGTAGGGCCGTACCCCCGCCATGGCGGGCTGCTTGAACACGCCGGCGATGATCACTTCGCACACTCGAATGCTGTCACCCTTCGTCTGGAAGTTATCGAACCGGATGCCGGTAAGATCAAACACGCGCCAGTTGAAGTAGTACGGGGCCTTGTCCACCGTGTCCTCCACGCAGCGCAGTGAGTAGGTGCTCGCCTTGGGCGCAAAGTCACCCTCGAACGTCTCCTTGGTCTCGTCGAAGTCACCCAGGCCCAGTTCAGCCAGCATCTCCAGCGACACCTCGCCCAGCCGGATCTCCACGTCCTCGCCCATCACCTCGTTTACCTGGGCGTAGAGGCTGTCGTCATAGTAGATGTCCTGCTTTTTTTCCTTGGCTGTGCGGTTCATAGCACCGGCGAAGGGTAGCGCCTTGGCCTCGCTCGATTTGTAGGCCAGCACCGTATTCTCGGTTACCGGGGCCAGCGCGATGCCGCGCAGGCCGATGATTGCCCGTCTCTTGGACATTTCGTTTCCTCCTATAGATAAGTTTTGTAGCGCATCACTTTTTGCTTTTGCTCTGCGCCATCGTCATCCCAAACCATCCCGCGAACATACCCAAGCTCCTGCATCGCATCATCGGCGGCGGACGCTATCCTCTGCTTTTCTGCCGATGTGGTCGCAAACACCCGAATGTAATACTCCAACTCGGTGATGTGTTCGCTATCATCGCGGTAGTCCGCGGGCTTGTTGGTTGCTTCGTTGACCGTAATGCAGGGCATCTGCGTCCAGTCTTCCGGCCATTCCGGCGATACACGCAGCACATCGGGGATTGCCGAAAGGGCGCGGATAATCCTGGGCTTGTCGTCTTTGAGCGCTATGTCAGCTCGCCTCCGATCTTTCCGGATTCCTCCGCAACGGCTTGAATCATTCTTTTTTCGTTGGATTTCCATGCGGGGTACAAGTACGGCCTCGCGGGTTGCCCGCGGGTAAATCGAAATTTGCCTGTTTTGGGATCTTTATACACCCAGCCGTCTCGGGCGTACTCCCTAATCTCTCCAGACTTTAGCCTGCGCTTATGCTTCCAAGGCCCAATGGAATACGTTGCCTTACCCGGCGCCTTGCCATTGTTGGATGCCTGCCCCACCGGGCCGGTGCCGAACTCAGCGTATGTGCCAATTTCAGAGCCAACCACCACGTGCCCGGTCACCTTTCCCGCCACGCGCAGGACAACGGTCACGATGCTTCCAGCCATCTGTGAACTGATTGACTGTGCCAACATCTTTGCTTCCGCCTGCGGCAGCTTCAGCGCTTTTGCAACGCCGCGCTCTGCCGCGCCTAGCATCACGTCGGGCAGCCGGTCGAGCACCTCTCTAAGGTCATCCAGCCCCTCAAGCGGCATGCCATCACCCCCGTTGCGCTGGCGGGATGAACTCAGCGTCGATCCTCTGGTGATCCCAGCCCTGCACAGACACCACGCGGTAGTCTGGGAGCGCGGTTGGGGCCACGTGAATGCACAGGCCATCGCCAGCCGCCACCGCTTCCAGGCCGTCGAAAAAGATGTTGCACATGGTCTTTGCCCGCTCGCCGTAGATTTGCGCATCCAGCGATCCGCTGGCGGGCTGGCAGGCCGCACGGATCGTCACCGGCGGCCCCCACTTGCTTCCGGGCACCGGCTCATTGTAGTCGTCCTTCTCTCCCTCCACGCGGTGGCGGATGTACAGCGTTCGCTTGTCGCGTTCAATCAACCTTCGCACCTTGCGACACCTCCCGCCTAAGGGCATCCGGCGTGCGGCGCCAGGCCAGCAACACACCTTCAACGCTGGTCGGCACCTCGTCGATGCTCCTGCTCACGCCGCCCTCGCTGTGGCTGCTCTCGCCCTCGATCCCGAGGCGGTTGTAGTACAACGTTGCCAGGCTCACCTGGGTTCTGGTCAGCGCTGGGGGAAGCGTAGATCGGTAGGTATAAGCGAGGATGTAATCCTCCGCCCGCGCCAACAGCTCCGACAACAGCGCATCTTGATCGTCACCTATCCCCGGCAGGGCCACTTTCAGCAGGGCCAGCGCTGACATCGGATCACTCCTCCCCGGTTTTTGCTTTTTTTCTTTCTTGAGGGGGCTTTTGCGGCTCATCTTTAGGCTCTTCCACAAGCTCTTCCGCAGGCACCTCTTTGGGTTCCCCCGCAGGAACCGCAACGCCCTCGCGCTGCCAGCGGTTCGCCGTGGCCTCGGAGACGTCCACTGTGTCGCCCGCCTTCAGGTACTTGCCGCCGTACGTGGTTGGCTTAACCCGTTTCATCAGCATTCGCCGGCGCCTCCTCTTCCGCTTGCGCCTTTTGCTTTCCGCGCTTCGGTCCCGGCTTGGCCTCCGGGGGCTCGCCCTTCGCTTTCAGCGCGGCATCAAAGGCTGCGTCGCGCTTGCGCTTCCACTCTTTCCAGCGCTCGTAAGCGTTTTGTGTCATGTCTGCCCCTCCTTACGCGGTCGCCTTGTGCACGTACACGCCGGAAAGCTTGTTGGCGTACACGTCGGTCACGGCCACCATGCGATAGCCATACTTCCACGCGTCGGCCTTCTGGTTCTGCTCCGGCGTCACGATCTTGGGCGCTAGATGCTTGGGGAACTGGATCAACGCTGCCTTGTGCAGCACCAGGAAGTTCAGGTTCTTTGCGCCGGCGGCCTTCGCGTAGCCGCCCGCTTCCTTGCCCGCGGAATAGCCGTCCAGCTGATTGATCTCCGAATAGAACCGCGTCTGCGGCACGTGGGCGACCGAAGCGAACCGCGCCATGACCGCCCGGCTCTTGGTCGTGTCCAGGTCGTCTACCAGGCTGCCGAGGCTCGGCGTGATAAACAGATACCGGTTCTCCGCCGGCACCTCGTCCTCGTCCATCTTATTGGTGGCGGCGCGCAGCGCGGCGATCACGCCCTCTCCGGTGGCCAGCGCGCCGGACGCGCCGCTCACGCCGGGCGTGCCCGCGTACACCGCGAAGCGGAAGGCGTCCAGCTCGGGCACCACCTTGGTGCGCACAAACTCGCCGGCCAGCCGCCCGAAGGCGAGGTTCGCGGTCTCCATGTTGTCCATCGCGTCCACTTGGAACATGCGGCCCCGGTCGAAGTTCACGGGGATGGTCTGGTTGGTCAGCGTTACCTCGCCGTCCACGTACCCGCCGTTGCGCGAATAGTCGCCCAGCCCCTGCATGTCCAGCATGGGCACGATCAGCTCGTTGGCGTTGGCGCCCTCGCGAACCAACTCCGGGTTGCCGTCCAACTGTGACGTGAGCGAGGTCGCCTTGTACACCTCGTCCAGGATCGGCACATAGGCCTTGAAAAGTTCGATTTGATTGGGCATGTTGTTTCACTCCTTGTTTTTGTTTAAGTCTTCGGCGGAAGTCCCGCTGCTGCGCGCATTGCCGCTACCGATGCCGCCGCGTCTCCTCCGCCCCCTTTGGGCATCTCCTTTGGCTTCAGGCGTGCATCCACGCCGACTTGCACGGCCTGCCGGAACACCTTCTCCGCCGCTTCGATACTGGCATTGCACGCTTCAGCGTCGGTGTATACCAGCATATCCGCCAGCCCACACGGCAGCCATTTCTGTTCCAGTGTGTTCAGCGCCTCAGCGCGAAGTTCACGGCGCATAATCTCCGCTTCGCGCGTCGCCATCGTTTCCTCACGGGCCAGGATGTCAGCCACTCGCTGCTCGGCTTCAACCCTCGCGCGCTCTTCCGCAGACAGCCTTGCCAGCTTCTCGCCCTCGGTCTTCGCGGTCTTGATGCGCTCTTGCGCCTCGCGCTCCCAGTTCGCCTTGTGTGTGGTTACCGCCTTGTCTACGCGCTTGTCAAACTCCGCTTGAAAAGCCTTGTTTTTCAACAGCGCCGCAAAATCGACAGGCGCGTCCGGCTTGCCCTCCGCACCCCCTTCGGGCGTGCTATCGGGCCCTGGGTCACCGGGCCCTCCGCCGCCACCGGTCCCGTCGTCCGGCCACAGCAGGCCTCTCCTTGCTTGCAACAACCTAAGATAACTCATGATGACCTCCTGCTTTGTCCGCGGCGTACACTGCCGCCGCATACTGTTTTTGCGCCCACGGTGTTCTCCGCCACCGCATGCGCATGAAAAAACCGCTCTGCTGTGCAGTAGCGGTTGATTCCGGTAGTAATGTTTCTGTTGATTGGCCTGTTGCGTTGGGATTCCGGCTCGGCGGGTGTGCCACTCCCCGCATCTCTTGTCTACCGCCTTTCGGCGGCGTGTAGAAGCACGTTCTCTACTTCAAGCCTAATCCCTGCTTCTAGTATAGCACCATTATGGCGCGATGTAAACTATCGGATTCCTCTTTTTAAGTCGTCTCAACGTCGTTTCTCCAAGCCGAAACACGGTGATAACGGAACTCTCCAAGTCGGATTGATCCTTTTCAAGCGCAAGTCTCACCAGCACGTTCATGCTTGAATTCTCAAAACGCCTAATAAACATCGCTGTGTTTTCATGTTTGGAATCTTCAAGGATGAAAGACGGGCTCTGTATCGCAAAAGGAATGTGTTCCGCCAGCGCGGCGTAATCCTCAGAATGGCGCTCGACAATATGTGCTATTCTCTCGTCTGTGAGAACAACATTCGCTCGCACTTGTCCCCATCGGCCCGAAAGCATGTCAGTATCAATCTTTGCGATTACTTGCACTTTTGTATCTTCCTGAGCTCTTATTCCGTTGCTTAGTATATCACTTTTCTCCCATTTTGCAACAAGAGTCGTATGCCATTCGCCGTACGTCATATCCCCCGGCACCTTCGTCAGCTCCCCGGTCAACGGGTCGCGCGCCCGCCGCTCCATGCCGGCCAGGGCTTCCTCCCCGATGTCGGCCACCGTGGTGCTCCGGCAGTAGGGATGCAAAGGCGGTAAATCCACGCCAACCTGCGCCTTCGCGACAGCAATTCTCTTGCCATCCATGGCTTTGCATTCAGGCGAAGTTTTTCCGTCCAGCGTCGCTAGGAAGCGATAGTGCGTAATCCCAGCCTCTTTGTACGCTTGAAGCTCGGCCTGGTTCGCCATGAAGCAGGTCTCCGTCCGCACCAGCCGCTCCGCTTCGCGGTAGCCTACGTCCAGGCGATCCGTCAGCCCTTCCTTCATGCGTTTAGCCAAATCGCGAGACATCCGCGCCACTGACCGGCCTTCCATCATCCCGCCAACTAGCTCTTTGTCCATCCAATCTGCAAGCGCACGCTGATTTGTCCAAATGCGCTTGTCATACCGAACGCCACTCCACGGGTTGTGCAATATCTCCTGGATCGCCCCCGGCGATATCGCGTCGACGCGCCATCCCAGGCCGGTCCCGCGCTGGATGTCCCACAGTGTGCGCCCGTACGCATCAGAAATCGTCCGCTGAAAGCCCGCTGTCGCTGCGCCAAGCTGCACCTCGGCCACCTGGCTCATCTCTGCGTAGATGTTGGCCTGCAGCGCCTCGGCCCTGCTCATGCGATACCGCGCCGACGGCGCGTTGATCCTTGCCAGCAGATCGGCCCGCGCCACAGGGTCGGTGACGCCGGGCAGCTTCGCCAGCAGCCGCTCGTATTCGGCGTGGCCCACCGCACCCTCCAAGTATGTGCGCGCCTGTTCCTGCGTCAGATCGTGCCGCTTGGCGTAGTTGCCGAATATGCGGTCGATGTCGCCAAGCAGGTTGTCGTTGGCCCGGCTGAATGCGCCACCGACAGTACGCAGCGTCTGCTCGCTGTCGCGCAGATACGTGTCCATGCGCTGTTCGGCCCGCGCGCTCCAGTAGGCATTCGAGGGAAGATTTCTGCTCATGCAATCACCCGCCTTTACTCAAGGCCTTCTATGATCTTCCTTCTGTTTCCTCAACCGCTCCCGCCGCTTCCGTCTGGGAGACAACCTGCCCTCTCTGGTTCGCATCCGCATACTGCCCAAACCGCACTCCGTCCCGCTGGGCTTGCTCCTCCCGCTGCTGGGTAAGCATCACCAGCGCGGTTGCCGGGTCGTCCACAAAGCTGAGCTGTCGCAACAGCACCTTGTCCGGCACGATCCCCTGCAACTGCGCAATCATCTGCGCTTGCTCCAGGTCGTTTACTGGCAGCCCACGGCTAAAGGTCATCTGCACGAGCTCCGGGTCCAGCGCCGGCGCGCCCTTCACGCCCAGCACGTGGACAAACAGCCGCATTCTGGAGCGCAGGCCCTCCCGGAACCAGCGTTCCTTGGTCTTGGTCAGCTGCTCCAAGCCCAACAGCTTAAACTTCATCGCCACGCCGCTGGCGCTCTGGGCAAACTGGTCGTCGGTCAGCGCCGGCACCATCGCAATCTTGTGGATGTCCCGCGCCAGCGCGTCGGCCAGCACCTGCGCATCGCCCTCGTTGAGCTGCTTGGTCAGGTAAGCCGCCGACGCGCCCGCCGTGGGCATCTCCAATATCCGCTGGTCGCGCAACCGCCGCACGGCCTGGTTAAACTCGTCGTCGGTATCGCCCAGGGTGACGCCGCTGATCATCAGCAGCGCGTCCACCAGCTGCTCCTTGTCGTTCACCCGGTCGCTCGTCAGCAGGTTGTAAGCGTCGATCAGCGTCAGCACCGGCTCAAAGTCCCCGCGCTCGTCCTCGTTATTCCAGTATTCGGTCAGCGGCACACCGCCGAAGTAGTGCGGCTCCACGCCCTGCAGCACTGGCGCAGCATCCGCCCCTTTGCGTGCATAGCAGATCGCGTCCTGGGCAGTGTATACGGTCACAGTTTCGCCTTCCGCCTCGCCGTGGGCGTTCTGTCTGGTTACCCGATGCACCCCGAACAGCGGCTCGTGGGCCACCGTGTCGTCGTACACCACAAAGGCGTAGCGCGGATCGACCGCCGCCGTCCTGGGCCGTGCGGCGGCATCCATGTACGCCAGCTCCGCGCCCCGTCCGTAAATACCCGCGTGCTTGGCCAGCTCCGCATCTACGGTATCAATATTGCAGCGCTTGTAGGCGTCCAACAGCACGTTCAACGCCGCATCTTCCTGCCCTGCGTCTTCCCCTCGTGCGTCCGTCTTCCCTGCGTCAGCGTATCCTATCGGGCCGCCGATCAGGTACGCGCTGGCGAGGTCGGTAATGTATTTGGCGTGGTTCACAACAATTTTCTCGTTGCTTGTTCCCGCTGTCTTTGACCGCTGCAAAATGGCATGCTTCCCGTCGTAGTAGTCGCGCAGCTTGCCCATCTCGCCTGCACGCTTCGCATGCTTGTCAAGCGCCTCCTTCAAAACCTTCCCGGATATGCCGTTTGCAACCTCTTTCGCATCCAGCGTGATCAACTCGCATCCCCCCTTATATCGGCAACCTCGCCCGGCTCGGTATCCTTGCCGTGCGCTTCCCGATCACCGGCTCCAGCCCATAGCGCACCGCGTCGATGGTGTGGTTGTCTCGATCCGGGTACGCAGCCTTGAACCCGCCACGGCGATCCGGCTCATGCTCGTACCCGGAAAACTCTTTCGCCGCCTCCGGGCACCGCGCCGAATCGATCACAATGGCCGCCAAGTCCTGCAGCCAGCGCACGCCGTGCTCCACGCTGCCCGGTCCTTTGGCGGCGCCGGTCACCTGCAGCCCACGCTGGGTCAGCTCATCGTTGGAGCGGGGCTCAGCGCTGTCGGCGGTGATCGTGGCGCCGGGAACGTGCAACAGTTTTCGCGCAGCCACGGCGATGCTGTCAAAGCTGGCGCCGGTTTTCACGTACTCGTCAATCAGATATAGCGTTCTCGCCTGCTTTGCATAATGCATCTTGACCAGCGCAGCCGGGTGCCCGGCGAATCCGTGATCCAGGCCGTAGGAGAACCGGTCAAGCCGCCCCAGCTCCTCGCCCGTGATGGCACGCAGCTGCACGTTGTCGAACACCCGCCCGCCGGTGCCGGTCACCTCGCCCAGGTATGTGTGTCGGTATGCCGGCTCGTTGGTCTCGCGCAGCGCCTCGGCTTCCGCCAGGAACTCCACTCCAAGCCATTCCGGAGGGACCTGCGTATAGTCGCTGTGATGCACCATTCGCCGCGGCTCTAGCTTGATCACGGAGCTGTTCACCCAGTTTTGTTGGCTGCGAGGCGGGTTGTAAGTATAAAACGTGATGGCAACAGCATCGCCGCCGCCACGGAATACAGACGCCTTGATCGTGCGCAGGTCTTCACGCCCATCAAACTCTGTCAGCTCCTCAAACCATAGGAATTTGAAGTAGCCATACACCAGCTTAATAGATTTGCTCTTTCCCGGGTCATCAACCCCGCGAAACAAAATCCGCTGCCCCGTTGGCATGTAGGTGATCTCCATCGGGCTGAGCCCGAACCGGAACCACGGTCGCATCCCCAGCACATCGATGGCCCAAACGATCTGCGAGTACGCGCTCTCCCGCAGCGTAGCCGCCACCTTGCGATATACAATCGCGTTCGCCAGCGGATCGCGCAGCAGGCCGGTCACAATCTCCAGAGAGACGAAGCTGGACTTTCCGCTTCCGCGCCCGCCCTTGAGCCAATATTCCGCGTGGCCGGTCCGGCGGATGTCGGCATGTACTGCGTGGAACGGCTCGGCCATCAACGCAGACAAGGAAATGTCACGCATTGCCCGCACCGCCTATATCGTCCACGATGCGCGGAACGTCCTCAGCCACAATTACCCGGTCCGTATACATGCCCAAGTGCTTGCCCAGCAGCTCCAGCGCCTTGAGCTTATCGGCAAACTTCACCTCTCGCTCCACACCTGTGCCGTCCTGGGTTGGAATGGTCTTTACCCGAACACTGGCGATAGCCGCTAGATCGTCCGGCGCCGCGTCCGCTCGCACCGTCGCATCTTCCGCATGGATCACATCCGGCGCCTGCAAAAAAGCGATACGCGCCAGCTCTCGCACCACGCGGTCCTGGGTCACGCCCGTTCGCCGCGAGCGCGCGGCCAGCTGCTCGTCGACGCGCGCGCGGATGCTGGGATTTGCTAGAAGCTTTGCGGCGCTTGCGTTTGCTCCGCGAGCACTGTATCCGGCGCGGATGTAAGCCTGCGTCGCGTTCAGGTCAATCAAGTATTCTTCGATGAATCGCTCACGGCGTTTGTCCACAGGCTCACCTCCTTGACGCATTCAAAAAGAGCGCCTTGCGACGCCCTACATGTTGACACTTGCATTATAAACTAAATCACCCGGCATTTGTCGGCTGTGTTTCTTTCTTCAAGCCAAGCGCATCCAATCCGCGCCGATGCAGTTCTCGGCTCCACCGCTCGTGGAAGTGTGATTTCTCGCTTATCTGCCCCCACGTCATCCCATCGACATACCGCAACCGCAGGATCAGCCGATGATCCGGGTTTGTCAGCCCATTGATCTCTCGCTCCACGCACGCCACATGCTCGACATACGCTGCAATTTTCGCGCCCTCCCTGCGCTCGATGTCTGCAATCGCTGCAGCACCCTCTCCGGCCCGGTCGTCCAGCGGCGCGCCAAACCCAGACACCACCTCGCTCTTGATGCCGCCGTACTCGGCAAGCGAGCGGATGCGCTCCAGGCTATCACGGATGTTCTGCGCCTCCCGCGCCAGCCCGGCGCATATTTTCAGGTCGTCGTATGTGATCAAGCTATCCCTCCTTTTTAGGCTGTGGTATAATTGTCAAAAACGAGGTGTTTGCGTGACTCCGTTGAAATGGCTAAGGGGTTATTACGACCTCAGGTTTATGGCAGTGATTTTCGCCCTACTTTTCATTGCAGTCGTCAT